AAGATGTTGGTCAAACCGGATAACTGGAGTTTCTATACGCAGCCCGCTGGCATGGTCGAAAAGAAGTCCACGGAAGGCGAGATAGAAGACTACGTTCCCAGCAAGGATGCTGAGAATCAAAAGAACATGATGAAGAGTTATTACCCCAACTTGGTGCAAGGTAAGACTAAATCTTGGATTGATGTCTATGTGATGAACAGGTTGGGCCACATACAGGAAGGGAAGCCGGTATATCCTATGTTCGCAACCGAAGTTCATGTCGCCAAAGAAGAAATACCAGTTGCCGCAAACGTCCCAGTGTACGTTGGCGTAGACTTTGGCCTGACCCCAGCCGCCGTATTGGGGCAAAAGGTGCGTGGACGCTGGTTTATACAGTCAGAAATCGTAGCAATAGACATGGGGATCGTTAGATTCTCAGAGGTTTTGCGCCAAGAACTAGCAACTAGATTCGCTGCGGCTGGAGAAGTCATCATTTATGGTGATCCCGCAGGTGATTTCCGCGCGCAAACTGATGAGTCAACTCCCTTTCACATCATGCGCGGAGCTGGCTTGAAGGCTTTCCCAGCGCCTTCCAACTCTGTTGACCTTCGACTTGAGGCTGTCTCCTCCCAGCTGACCAAGATGGTTGAAGGTAAGCCAGCAATATTAATTGATAGGCGCTGCCCACAGCTAATCAAAGGCTTTGAGGGTGGGTACGCCTATAAGCGTATGCAGGTATCTGGCGAAAGGTTTGCCGATAAACCTGATAAGAATATGTTCTCTCACGTCCACGATGCAGCACAATACCTGTTTCTTGGTGCAGGCGAGGGCCGCGCTCTTATGAATAGTCAGAAGCCTGCGACTCCTACAGTGGCTAAACGTGACTTCGATGTGTTCAATAAAGGCCCAGCTAAGCGAAAAAGGCAGGGCTTGTGGGCAAGAATGTAGTTTGTGCGTTGAGTTTTTGTAGGTTTCGTGCTTACGAGGAATAAGGAAAAGGAGATTTACTATGTGTTTTGGTGGTGGCGGTGGCGGTGGACCTGATCCCGCAGCAGAAAGACGCGCGGCAGAAGATCGTGTAGCAGCAGACGAAGCAAAAGCAGCAGAAGCAGCAGATCGTGCAGAGTCCAAGAAGGAAGATATTAGCGAAGCTCTTGAAGCAAGGACCCAGCAGTCCGGTCGTCGAGGCGCAGGCAAAGGGGCTGGTCGCAGATCTTTGTTTAGATCTGGTAGTGGCGCCGGGTACTTGGGTAGGTTTGAATAAAAATGGAAAACGTAGCGAAGCAGTACATCGAGCGCTATCAGAAAGCTAAGGCTTTCCGTGAGCAGTGGGTTCCTCTGTTCGAGGAGTGCTATGAGTATGCGCTGCCTCAACGCGAATCCTTTTATTATGAAGAACACGGCCAGCGCAGAGACGATAAGATCTTTGATGAAACTGCTGTAGTTGGTGTGCAAGAGTTTGCTAGCCGACTACAGTCTGGCATTGTACCCAACTTTACACGCTGGGCAGATTTAATGGCTGGCAGTGAAGTACCTAAGGAACAACGTGAAGCTATAGATAATGAGCTTGATGAGGTTACTGAGTACGTCTTTGAGGTGTTGCAGAACTCTAACTTCAGCCAAGAAGTGCACGAATCATTCATGGATCTGGCCGTTGGAACTGGAATTTTGTGCGTAGAAGAGGGGGATGCTATCAATCCCGTAAACTTTAGCGCCATTCCACTGCCTCATGTTGTGCTAGATACTGGCCCTGATGACAAAATTGACCACGTTTACCGCGAACGAAAGAACGTAAAGTACGATCACCTTGCTCAAATGTACCCAAACTCTACATTTGACCCTAAGGTTACTGCCCAAATGGGCAAGAATGCAGAGACAACTGTGCTTGAAGTTGTGTGTCGGGACTACAGCTTAAAGAATCAAAGCGGTTATTACCATTATGCAATCTGCATGAACACTAAGACAATGCTTTACTCTAATGAAATGAACGGCTTAGGCTCTAACCCGTTTATTTGCTTCCGTTGGTCTAAGTGTGCTGGCGAGATTTATGGCCGTGGTCCACTGATTAACGCTTTGTCTGCTATCAAGACAACCAATCTAACTATTGAGCTTATTCTTGAGAACGCTCAAATGGCTATATCTGGTGTCTATCAAATCGACGACGATGGCGTCATTAACCCTGACACCATTCAACTTGTACCCGGTTCTATCATTCCTAAAGCTATGGGTTCGGCTGGTTTGCAGCCAATTCAAGCAGCAGGTAACTTTGATGTGGCGCAACTTGTCCTTAGTGACATGCGTTTAAACATAAAACGTGCGCTATACAACGATATGCTCGGCAATCCAGACCGAACACCAGCCACCGCAACAGAGGTTGCAGAGCGTATGGCTGATTTATCTCGTCGTATGGGCTCTGCTTTTGGCAGATTGCAGGCAGAATTGGTACAACCCCTGCTTCAACGTGTGATATATATCCTTAAAAAACAAGGACGTATTGAAGTTCCGACTGTAAACGGACGCGAAGTTAAGATTCGTTCTGTATCTCCGCTTGCTCAAGCGCAGGCAAACCAAGATATTTCTACAGTATCTAGGTTCCTTGAGCTTATCGGTGGTGCGTTTGGCCCAGAGATGTTGCAACTTCTTATTGACGGGGAGCAAACCGCAATACATCTTGCCAAGAAGTTCGGTGTACCAGAAAGCCTAATCCGTGATGAAGAGCAGCGTAAGCAGTTAGCGGCAATGGCACAGCAAATGGCAATGCAGCAACAACAGATGGGAGCGCCTGTTGAACAACAAGGTTAATATTGGCAGGGATGGCTTTCAGCGGCCTGCCGAAAAAGACAGAGAGATTAGCAAGAACATTGCTGAAATATTCTCAACACCAACTGGGAAGGAAGTGTTGAGTTACTTGCGGTCCGTAACCATTGAGATGGTTCACGGTCCTAACGTGACAACGGAGGAGTTGAGACACGTTGAAGGCCAGCGTTACATTGTTGGGCTTATCGAACAGCGTATCTCACATGCACATAGGAGCAAAAACAAATGAGTGAAGAAGTAGAAGGTCAAGTAGCAGCAGGTGAAAGTGACGCAACGTCACGAGACTTTGTTGTAGAAAGTGACGTAACGTCACAAGAGCGCCCGGAATGGCTTCCAGAGAAGTACAATAGCGGCGAAGATTTAGCGAAGGCTTACTCTGAGTTGTCGTCCAAGCTAGGCGCTAAAGAAGATGACATCCGCAACAATCTTCTTGAGGAGTTGCAGACTGAAGCCTTTAGCAGTCGACCAGAAAGCGCAGGCGATTATGAGTTGCCTGACATCATTGACCCAGAAGCGTCTGTAGATAATGAGCTTTTGAAGTGGTGGTCCGAACATGCGTTTGAAAACGGCTTCTCTCAAGAGGAGTTCCAGCAGGGGATTGAGATGTATGCTCAGTCTGTTGGCACGAATAGTGGTCCTGACCTTGAGTCAGAGGCAGCAAAGCTGGGCGAAAATGCTGACACTCGTATTGAAGCAGCCTCTATGTTTGCAAGCAAGTTCTTTCCAGAGAACGCGATGCCTGCAATCGAGCGGATGTGCGAAAGCCACGAAGGCATTCTAGCATTAGAGGCTATACAAGAAGCCCTAAAAGGTGGATCATTTGCTGGGAATACTCAGCCATCAGCCGGACTGAGTGAAGCAAAGCTCAGGGAGATGATGAGTGATCCAAGATATTACAGTCCAAAAGACCGAGACCCAAACTTTGTACGGGAAGTCGAAGCTGGCTTCAAACAGGTCTACAGAGGTTAAGATACTACGGCGGGGTGATTACTATCTCACCCCGTTTACTCTCGGCCACGTTGATGAAGTAGCTGAGAACCTAAGCCCAGAGAACAAGCGTGAGCTTCTTTTGCTAGGCCATACGGACATCAAGCAAGCTCTTCACGAGATGTACGATACCGCAGACTCCTATCTTTGTAGACGTAATGACGAGACCTTCCTTATGGTTGGTGGGCTTTGGTACAATGATGACCGCGAGTCTCCACAAATGTTCTCAATGTTTTCAGATGGTTTGAAGCAAAACTTTCATGCTTTAGCTCGGGGTTCAAAGCTGTTGGTCAACTTCTTTGACAAAAGCGAAACATACATGAGCATGACAATTCTAGCAGATTACGAGGGAATGCTTAACTGGGCAGCGTGGCTGGGC